GTTAAAGAACAAAGAAGAGTTGAAGTAGGAAAAACTAAAGATCAGTTAAATACAATGCTGAAACAGTTGTTTCCTGAAACTTCTGTTAGGAAAAATTTAACAACTCCAAGAAAAGGCACTCCCGGTTACATGACCGATGTGCTAGAAGCATTTGCTCAGATGTCAAATAGATACGCTGTTCAACTTGGTGCGTTGGAGCATACTGCAGAATACAGCAGAGACATGGGAGACTTACGAAAAAAATTAATAGCTGAGACAGGTCTTATAGATGAGGGAAAAGAAAGAAAAGATGAGATAACCAATCTACTAGAAGGTTTACAAAACATTCGAGACAGCCAAGGTATGATTCCCGGAGCTTTAGATAAATGGGCTAACTTTGCAAACCGTTTTGGATTCATGTGGTACATGGGGTTCAACCCAATGACTGCCGTAGTAAACTCTTTACAGGTGGCTATGGTTACTTACCCTGCCATGAGAGCAAAGTTTGGTTCTTCTAATGACACCTTACTTGGCATAGAACAAGAGATAATCAAAGCATACGGAACTGTATTTAAGACAAGTAAACTCTTAAACATGACCATGTCTGAAAGACTAGAGCAACTTAGTTTACTAGATGAAAAAACTTTAAAAAGAGAATATGACCTCACTAAAGATGAACTAGATATGTTGATTTTTAACGATGAACGAGGTGAACTAAGATCAGGTATGCATGTATATGATATGGACAGCGTACTAGCCAACACTTCTGGTTATCAGCAAACATTAGATACATTCAATAGGATGAGTGGTTTTATGTTTCAAAAAGCAGAGTTGTTTAACCGAGAAGTTACTGCTCTTGCCGCATACAGATTAGCTACAACAAAGAAAAGATTAGGTAAATCTAAACCGTTAGCAAAAGGTAGTAAAGAAGCGTTTGAATTTTCTAATAGATCAATAGTAGAATCGCAAGGTTCTTATGCTTCTGACCAAGCTCCCGGTGTATTTAGATTTCCAGCAGTTAGATTCTTTGCGATGTTTAAAAAATATCCAGCATTTATGGCTAACTTATATGTAAATATGTTTAAGCAAATGTTGGGTAAAAGCTTTCCGGAAGGAGCAGAAACTTCAGCAGAAAAAAGAGCAGTAAAAATAGAAGCTCGTAGACAATTTATAGGAATGATGGGTATGGCTGCATTGATGGCTGGTGCAACTGGTATGCCTTTTTATTACATCTTAAGAGATACAGTCAATGTTGTTATGGATGATAAAGATGATCCTTTTGACTTTGACTTAGAGTTTGCACAATTTTTAACTAGACATATGGGTGAAGATGCAGCTCAAATATTTTATAAAGGACTATTAAACCATGCTACAGGTTTAGATTTTCAAAGTCGTATAAGTTACAACGGTATTTTTCTATTAGGTGGCGGTAATATCAGCTCTAACTCACCGTATTTAGGTGGGATTCTAGGTTTACGAGATGTAAAAGGCGATACTATGGATGACCAGTTTACTGAGCTTTTAAAAGAAGCTATAGGTGCTGGCCCGTCAATAGTGTTTACGGCAATCCAAGGTTCTCAAGACATTGCAAATGGTGATGTAGTGAGAGGTGTAGAAAAGATAATGCCAATTGCAGCTAGAAATATGGTTAAAACATACCGATATGAAGAAGAAGATGGAGTCAGAACTAGGCGTGGCGATGCTGTTGTTGAAGACTTAACTGTAAAAGACTTAACATTTCAGTTTATGGGAGCTTCTCCAGCCAGAGTATCTTTACGGTATGAGATTAACCGTAAGACAAAAGACTTAGAACAAGCCATTCTACAAAGAAAAAATAATTTAGCAGATAGATACTTTAGACTTGAAAGAAAATACGGACGTGGTTCTAAAGAAGTTCAAGAGTTTAAAAGAAAAGTATTGGATTCCTACAATAAATCCATGGTTGATAGAGGTTTACCATCACTAAGAATAGATAGTAAATTTCTTGCTAAATCTAGGAAAATACGTAGGAAGTTTACCGAAGGTCAAGTGTTTGATGGTGTAAGTATAAATAAGAGACTGCAACAGAATCTTTTACCATACCAAAGACTCTTTACCCCTGAAGGTAAGGACGAGGAAACTTAAAAAAGACCCCGAGAGTAGGAAAAAAGGAAAAACAACAAAAAACCCCCGGGGATTTGAAGGAGAAAGTATGAATACTTTCATTTAGAATATTCTAAGTTCTCCAAAAACGCAAGCCTTGTATGCCATCTTCTACTACCAAACGGTGAAGGAAGTTTATGCCTCTTATGTTAGCTTCTTTACGGAAAGCATACAATGTCTTCTTTGGGTGGAGTGTAGGAACAAAGACAGAAGTGCCCACCTCAAATTCCAACCATGGCACTATAAAGTCTACACCGTCAGATTTCATTCCTCTTTGTAAGTGATATCATCTATCTTCTTAGCATCTAACACTATTGTGTCAATTGCAAGTGAACTAGCCGCTGTGCCTTTAGCCATAGCTTTCTTTTTAAAGCCCATAACAAACTTCTTCGTTCTAAGAGCATCAATCAAGTCTTCACAGTCTATCTGTTGTTGAGCACAATACTGTGTAAAAAACTTTTTATCCACATAATACTTTTGTAAATCAGGCTCATATCTTATCTTGATACTATCCATAGGCTCATGCTGTGGACGCTCCAAATTACCACCTTTTCTGCCATCTGATGTACTTTGAATAATCAAAGTATACTTTCTATGATTGTCTGTTAAAAATCTACCTAACATTTCTGAGTGATCTTTAGTATCTAATTTCTCGTTACTACGAATTTGCGATACCATATCTTTGAAAAATTCATACAAGTGTTTTAAATTATAATCGTGTAACCCTTTTTCTTGAGCGACTTGTCCACCCACTATATTGACTGCCCCTAAAGAGGAATAGAACCTGTACGCTGATGTCAGATTCAAAGATTTGTTTATCTCTGTAGCCATCTTACGAACTCTTTCAATAACAGCTTCTTTGTTCTGTTGCACCGCACACATATATGGCTCCCATGCTAGACCATAATTATTAAGAAGAACATCATCAAACAACCTTCTACCTTCTTCAACAGATATAACATCTTTCAAACTAACAGGGTATTCTACACATCGCATAAGTTCACCCTTTGGAGAATCTTTTATCAATCGTAGTTTGCCGTAGTATGAAGAATTACCACTTGTTACTGTGATCGTAGACCACGTTGTTTTGTTATATCGATTGGCGTTACGATTGTTCTCCATTCTATCTTTACCTCTACCTTGTGTGGCAGCATATAGTAAGTTAGATATCTCTTCTGGTTTTGTGTTTGATAACTCATCGATAGTAAAAGGTAAATTATTTAAGCAACCCATACGTTGTGCCAACGCATTATTAGTGTCATGCGGTGCACGTAATGGCTTTTCTGGATGCCCCCAAACTGAATTAATAACTCGTAATATAGTAGACTTTCCAGAACCGCTATCGTTATGTTTTACATTTAAGAAGATACCATTGAACGCTGTGCCTATTTTCAACAACGGAGCACCAAAAGCAGACAAAGCCGCAAATGCACTACCTTCTAAACCATTTTTGTTGTAGCTGTTATATACCTCTTTCCATTCTTCTAAATTACCGGCATTGTGATACCAATCAATCATGTCAGAAGTAACTACTGTAGGTGGAGCATATCTCTTTCTACCATCTGCAGTAAACTCTACCGAACCAACCACAAATGATTTTTTATTTGTCCAACCAAACTGATGATGAGCAGTATCAGATTCTTTTTTGTTTTGTAATTGTAAAATAGCCGCAAACACATACTCACGAATTAACTTGTAACTCGTTGAAAGCACTCCTTTGTTTGCCATCCTTTTCGCAAACGTATCCGTTGTCGATATCTCTTCTGCTTTCAAAGTAAAATTACGTGGAGAATCATGCGGCAAGATTAGTCTAAAGCAAATACTTTCTCCTTCTTGGTCGTCATAGATTCTTTGAGTTACAAATAAATCATACTTATAAATTAGTTTTTGCTCTTCGTCTTTTGTAGTGAAAAATATTCCGCCCTGTTTACCTCTAAAGTATGGTTTTGGCATGACATACTGGGTTTTCTCGTCAAACTGTTGATCTTCTATTTCTACCTCTTCTACTACTTCTTCTACTTCTTCTACAGGTGCTACATTTTTATATGGAGCAATTAAATCATCTAAACTTTCTGGTATTGCATCTTCTTCCACAACTTTTGCTAGTTTATATGGACTGTTTATTTTATCTTTGTGTATGCACTTATCACATCCACCGGGATTGTACTGTGCAAATGTCGCACATAAAAAAGGTTTTGAGTTTTCACTTCTAGTTCCAGACGTTACTTTTTCTGTTTCTTCTGGATTATATTTCTCATAATCTTTTGACATGAGATGTATAGCAGTGTCTTTATCTTCACAATACTCTGCTACTGAGAGCACTGCTCTCCATAAATCATAACTTACATCTTTTTGGTTTTCATATGCATACTTTATTTGTTCACAACCTTTACCTCGTTTAGACTTGTTTAGTAAAGTAGAAAACAAGAAAGTCATATTGCTGAGTTCTGGTTTTTCTTTTACATCAAAAATAGGTGCGGGTCTGGCTGACTTAGTAACTTCTACCACTTCTCCGATGGGTAGTAAATTTTTTATTTCATCTATGTCGTACTCTGTTGGACAAGCTTGTATCACTTGCACATCTTTCGGTGGGTCAGACTTAAAGTTCTTTGTGTTTGGTACTCTTAATATTCTTGCAGCGTCTTTAGTTACCCCTGCATCTATGTTCAGTTTATGTTGAAGGCATAAGTCAATCAAAGACATAGCCAGAGGTTGCCACTCTTCTACTGTTAGTGGTTTATCAAAAGGCCAATATACATGATAACCATTACCAGAATCTACAATCCAAGGTATAGGTAATTTAGAATCAGAAAGAAAAGTAGATAAAGCTTCTAATGCCTCATCTTTTGTTTTGTAAATTTTAGCATTTCCAGAATCTATATCTAACCAGATGCATTTTAAAAACTTTACGTTATCTTTACCTCGTGGCTTTTTTGCTTTTTCATCTTTAAAAGTTCCTAATGCAAAGTATACGTTTCGATCTTCATCTAAAAAACTATTACATATACTTTCAGCATTATCTAAAGAATCAAAAAATTTAATTTTTCGTTTTATGGGTTCGTAGTCGTTATGCCCCGCAAGATGATATAAACCTTCGCTTGCTAGTACGGATTGCAACAGTTCTATCATATTACTGCTCTAAACTTCTTATAAACTCTTTTATTTCGGATTCTTTACTTTTTCTAGGTTTAGATTCTCCAGAAAACCAAGCATATACTGCCGCTCGGGATACCCCAAAATAATTTGCAACAGTTTGAACTGGTACTTTTTTATATATACAGATCTTACCAAGTTGGACACCTAGATTAGTCTGATCCGCTTCACTGTTCTTTGTTGCTAGTAATTGTGTGTAGCCTATCATGTCGCTCCTTTAAATGGTGCCGGATTCCGCTAACCTCGTCCGGCACGAGTTTTCCACCTTTTTGGAGCCATACCTAGCGGATAGTATGGATATGGTTAATCGTCAAAAAATTCGTCAACAACTGTCTCTAAAGACGGCTTTGACTTCTCTTCAACCTTTTTACTGGAGCGAATAGTAGGTTTAGGAGCGGGGTCTTTTGGAGCTTCTATTACTTCTGGAGAGTCTCCATCTGCTCCTTTACGATTATCACTATGTGTTTTAGAAACCCAAGAGTTGTAGTCAGTTATCCAATCATTGAAGTTATTGAATACGTCTTGATCTGCCTTAGTCAACTCTAAGACTTTTTCATTGAACTCATACGTTGGCACAAAATATCTAATAGTATTAGATATAACTTTTTCTTCACTACCAAGAGTCAAGTTATGCTGCGGAAGAATATGCCCCATACTAGCCATGGTTTTGATAGGCGAACCCATGTGTTTGAAAGCTTCTCTGTTATCAATCTCCCAGATAAACGGAACTTCTAACTTTTTTACATCTTCTCCCTTATCATTTACTGGATTGTTAAAAGTAACCACACCAAAAAACACACGAACTCTTTTGATTGATTTCATTAAATCTTTTGTTGCTTGATCTAATGAATCATAGTCCTCAACCCATCCCGCAGGTTTACCACAGTTGTATCCACCATCTGTATCAGGTAAATCTTTTTTGAGATTAAGTTCCATGATTGTTTTTACATAAGTGTTATCTGCTTGCACATACTTCTTGTAGCAGAATCTTTGGTTGTAAAGACGAATAGTGGGACTCTCATCATAAACTTTAGAGCCATCTGGTAAATCAAGGCAATACATCCCGGGGTCTACAACCAATACAGTTTTACTTTTACCCTTAATTTGAGTTGTGCCTTCAACACCTTTGTGGTCTAGTTTTAATCTAGCTAGATTGCTTTTCTTTCCTGTAGAAACATCAGCTAACATCCCCATATCTTTTGCAATTGATGCAAAATTTTCTTTATTCATTATTGCAAGTTCTGACATACACTTCTCCTATTTCATGTCGGCGGCCATTCCCATAGCCTGTGTTAAAGTTAAAATATTATTTTTATCACCAAGAACTAAATCTTCTTTGGTGATGTTTTTCTTATGACTAACGAAATGCAACTTAGTTGCATCTAAACTCTTTTGAGTTTTACTTTTTTCTATACATAAATCATATTCATACTCCTCTAAAGGTCTTTTAGGAAAAAACAACAATTTATTAAACTTTGATTCTTCATCAATTTTTAATTGTGTAACAACATTTTCTGGTATTACACCATGATTCTTTAGATATTTTGTGTAAGCATCTAGCGAAAACTTATTACCTTTCGCCGCTCCGAATATAGAACTAGCAGATAAACTAATTTTAAAAACATCGCCTTTCATGTCGTGGCTTAACAATACAGCTAATTGTTTTTGATACTTGCAAGCTTTAGTTAGGTTTTCATCTGAACCAGAAATGTTTTTCTTACAACCTATACAGGTAACATTCTGTCTTTCATTAACTTCTTTATCTGGCTTCATACCATCATAAGACCAACAAATGTAGTGCTCCCCATCATAGTACATCCTACTAACATGTGGAGATTGCTTAAGTATAATTATGTCTAACTTTTTTTTGGTAGAAGTAGTAACCTCTCCGTTTTGATCGAGACAAAAAGATCTATCTTTTACGATAATCTTATTCACTAAATTTTTACTTTCTTCTACGTACAGTTACGGTGTATCTAGTCTCCTCATTCATACCTTTTGGTAAATCATCAGGATTGTCTTCCACCCACCTTTTAAAATTACCTTGATGAACTCTACGCTCTAAAAGATCAAAACAATCTCTTTGTCTAATAAAATCGTATAGAGAGTCAAAGTCAGAAGTCCAGAATCGGGTTCTGGTTGTACGCATAATCGTACCATTTGGAGTCTTAATACTATCAGCTCCAGTTTTCTCACAAAGTGTTAGCATCTCAGCTTCTACGATTTGCATTTTCTCTTTTAAAATATTTTGTTGTTCTTCGTGAGTTTGTTGCATCTCGTACAGTTTCTCCCGCATCTTCACATAAACTTGTGAAAGTTTGTCTGCATTTATATTCATACTTTCTCCTATCTTATTATCAATTATTTACTTTGTCTACTTTCTCCTTAAAAAGTTCCACAATTTGTTCATGTATATTTTGTTTTTTCATAAGTGCCGCATAAACTTTGCTCTCTTCATAGCTACCTTCTAAGTTTATGATTGTTAAAGGATTTTTTTGCCCTTTCCTGTGAGCACGTGCATTTGCTTGTAGATAAGTTTCTAAACTAAGAGGTGGCCCATACCATATGATTGTATCTGCGGCAGTTAAAGTAACGCCGTGAGCCGCCGCCTGTGGTTGTATTATTAGAACTTTGGGGTCAGGTTTATCTTGAAACGCTGAGAATATTCCCGTTCTTTTTTTAGGGGTGACTTCTCCTGATATTATATCGTTTGTTATTTTTTCTTTTGTGAGTGCTTCGGATATGATCTCTATAGCGTGTTTAAAAGGCACAAATATTAAGACTTTATTAGATGACTCTCTAACTGCTGCAAGCAACTCCTGCAGTCGATTACCACCATCAAATGATATGATCTCACCAGTATCTGAGTAAACTGCTCCGCACGAAAGCTGTAAGAGTTTGTTTAGTAGAGTCGCCGCATTGACTGCTGATATACATTCATCTGCCGCTAAAATTAAATTATCTTTTTTAATTTTGTTTCTGTATATATCTTGTTGTTTTGTTAGCGGTATACGTCTGGTCAGATAAGTTATTTCTGGTAAATCTAAACACTCTTTTTTCGTAAATCGGATAGAGGGTTGCAGTACGTTATGCACTATATCCACAGCTTCCGGTCTAGGAATCCATTTAAATTGTGATATTCTTTGCATAACTTTATCTTTAAATGCCCCCATAAATCTAGGCACTCTATCTGGAACAATCATTCTAGCTAATCCAAACGCATCTACTGGGGAGTGTGCGGCGGGTGTGCCTGTCAACATCCAAACCCATGTGCTATCGTTTAGTAGTTTATACAAGCATTTCCATCTTTTAGTTGAGTAGTTCTTATAAGCATTTGCTTCATCTACAATAATTAAATCAAACTGATCTTTAATTTCATTACTTAATATCTCTACTCCATCGTAATTTATAATTACAAATTCTGATCCCTCTTCTAAGATCGCTCTTCTTTTTCTAGGAGTCCCATAAGCAACACTACAGGTTCGATGCATTGCAAACTTAAATAAATCTTCTTGCCATGCTGATTGCATAATAGAAAGAGGGGATATAACCAACACACGATTTATTAGTCCTTCATTCATAAGATAGTCAGCCGCCCATATACAAGAAGCAGTTTTACCTGTACCTTGCTCATTGAAACAAAACGCTCTTTTATTTATAGATAGAAACGCTGCTGTATCTATCTGGTGCTTCATGGGTTTGTGAAACCCTGTCCATTTATAATCTCTGGTGATAGGAGAGGGTGTATTTATAAAATTTAATTCTCTGAGTTTTAGTGATTCTTCTAACCCCCAGCGAACTATAACTTGCTCATCTTCTATTAACTTACTTTTATTTATATTATCTAATACTATGCCCGGGTTTTTTAATTTGAGTAGTAATCCTTTTTCGTTTATTATCCTCATGCTTTTCCTTTTGATTCACGCTTACTCCTTTCTGACACTAATTTGTGTTTGGAGTTCCTTTTAAAAGAACGGTTTTTTGATTTTGATACTACCTTTACACCGTCCTTATTACTTCCTCCCTTTGACAAAGCTTTTTTGTGAGCTACGTCTTTACCCTCACGCATGTCAGCTTTACCATTTTTATTTCTATCAGGTTTTGTTTTATCTAACTTTCTTCTAGCCCGCTGACGTTCCATGCGATTTTTATGTTCGCCACGTTCTCTTTGTTGTTTATATTCTTTTTTGTATGGTCGTTTTTTATTTACATATGGCATAATATAAATGTCTCCCGTTATGAATACACTCTACAACTGGACAATACCTCTCGCAAGTAAAGTTTTCTTTTGCGTTCCAAATACCTTCTTTATATGCGATTTTTAAATGAGAAAACTTTTCTGTCCATTCTCCCATTATCCCTATAATGTCTGAGCGAGTATATTCTCTTTTAATTATATCGTTGCAAACTAAAAATAGCAGCCCCGCTTTGATGTTTTCTATCTCAGGAAAATGTGCAAATACACAAAGAGCCTGTAAGTCTAACTGCTTAGTGTCTGCAAATCGTGTTGACTTTCCTGTCTTGTAATCTATTAACACAGCATCTTTACCATTAACAATTAGTAAATCAGCAACACATCTGTACCAAGCATTTTTGCTTGAAAATCCAGTGGGTTCACCAGATTCGGTCAAACCCATTTTAATCTCACAATGTTTATCGCCTTCTCTATCTCGTAGTTTTTCCATAACTTTTTGTATGTATTCGTATTTCTTAGGGATAGGTGTGCCATCTGCAACAAAATGTTCTGCCGCACTGTGGACACTTTTCCCGTATATCATGGCTGTGGACGATTCTTGTTTCACATCTTTTATAACCTTTAGATGGTAATACTTTTTAGGGCATTGTTTAAATACCCCATAGCTACTGTAAGACCACGGTAGGTTAATCTTCTTTTCTATCACTAGATTCCTCATCAAGAAGTATGAATGTGTTTCGTAACATTCTAGCTTCTATTATAAGCTTTTCTGCTATCTTTTGTGCATCTGCATATTGTTTAAATGCCGTAAAATGTCTAAGCTTATCAATAAGTTGTATAACTGTAACCATTTGTTTACTGTTCTGTAGTGCCACCTGATTAGCACTCCGCATAGGACTTTCCGACTCCAAGTTCACAGTCGATTGGGAGTCCTGTTGCCCACTCTGGGACGTATCGCATACATTCTTCGACATACTTTTTTGCCTCCTCTATCTCTCTATCTCTAACTAAACATGTAACAGCATCATGCACTGTCAAAACTACTTTATATTTCTTACTAACTTTTAGTATTTGCTCCGCCACAATACAACGAGCCAACGCTTGAACAATATTCTCGACCACCTTACCACCGTATATATAAACATCTTTTTCGTTTTTCTTTCTATCGTAGGTAAATACAGATCGAACCCCAAAAGAATAATCGCTTTCTTGTTTCACAGTCAAATTGTTGTATATCAACTTCATGTGGTTCGGTAGTATAAAACCATTTTTGCAAAGTTCTATAATACCTTTTCTACCCACCACACACTTCGTACCTCTTACCATATCATCCAATGCACTATTTGCCGCATACCATAAACTCTTTATTCTTGGATAAGTAGTTCTATATACGGTGATGATTCGCTTTGATTCTTCTAAGTCAATATTTATATTTTGAAGTTTTAACATAGCTTGGAATTTAACGTGTCCCATTCCATAGCCGCAACCTAGAATCACTGTCTTACCAAAGAATCGTTCTTCTTTCGTAATATCTTCTACTTCTTTACCATAAATCTTAGAAGCCATAATCTTGTATACGTCTTGACCATCAGCAAAAGCATCTATTAAATCTTGTTGCATCGCAAACCAAGCCAGAGTTCTAGCTTCTATCTGAGAAGAGTCGCAGTTTATAAGAGAATAATTTTTTGGCGGCACAATAGATTTTTTTATACCTGACGTACCATCTCTTGATGGTAAGTTTTGCAAGTTAATTTTATCTGTACCGCCCCACCTACCTGTATGTGCCGCATAATACTTTAACGGCACCGGGAGGAGTCCTCTCTTACCAATACCTATAAACCTCTCAGTGCGTGTTTCTTCAATTGTTGTTTTCACCCCTAGTCTAGCTGACATCAAACTTTGCACACGTATATCTTCATGCTCTAATAAATTCATAAACTCTTTATCGCTTTTTGCAAACGCCCAAGCTTCCTTGCCTGTACGTGCAGATATTTTCTTTGGGGGTGTTACATCTAAGGCCAACAGAGCTTCAGCAAACTTATCGTTAGACATAATAACTTCTTTAGATGCTTCTGCATTGTTTAAGAGTTCCTGCTTTTTTGATTTTACATTTTCTAAATGTTTTTCTAAGGCTGCAATATCAACATGGAGAACTGGGTCTGAAAACATCTTTATTGTTAAATCAATCAGGTCAAGTTCTATTTGAATAAAATGTTTTTTTAATTCTTGGTATAACTTGTAAGTGAGAGATACGTCATTTGAACAATAGCCTCCGTATTTAATCATCTCTTCTTCTGTAAACATAATTCTACGTTTGCCGTTAGCATCATGTACCTCGGTGCCTTTGCATCCTAGTTCGTAAAACTCAGAAAGTTTAGCTAGACTATTACCAACTTCAAAACCATGAATCGCTCTTGCCATAGACAAAGTGTCTGCCCAAACCAGAGGAGATATATCATATATCCAAGATAAGATAGCAGAATCAAACATTGCGTTATGTGCAATAGCCACACTATCTTCCCAAGCAAACTGTTCTAAAAAATCTTTAGTCTCTTCAAATGTACCTGTAAAAAACTCAGGTTCTTCATCGTTAAACTGTACCGAAACTCCAATGACTTCAAACTCAGGACTTCTAATATATGCTTCGGTAGTCTGTTTACTTAAGCTATATGTTTTTTTGTCGTAATAAGTTTCAAAATCAATTGTCAGGTAGTTTTGCGTCATCTTCTAAGACTTTTACTAGTTTTCTCAAATAATGAATTGCTTTTTTAACCTCTAATACAGAATCGTCTTTTGACCCCATTCTAAGTAAATACTTAATCGCATTGGCTCTGTACGCACCAATCCGTTGTTCTCTGGGAAAGGAATCTATTACATCCCACGGTGAGACTGTCATTTTTTTATAATGTTCCCCACCATATTGAATCTGATCGGGGTCTTGTATAATTGATTTATTAGAACTCATACATTCTCCTGTGGTTAAATTTAAATTTATCTATACAATGACAACTAAAGCAAGGCATATATTAACAAGCCTACAATTAGCATGTCTACCGGAAGACGAACCAATGGCGACCAATGAAGGCTATTGGTGGTTAGGCTTTGATGGTAAACAATCCGCAGCGTTTTGCTCATCACGACCTTCATCTCAGTGGGAAGATACCATGTATATGTCTCGAAGCGGAGTTCTACCTGCTTGGAGAGGAAAAGGTTTACAGAGAAAGATGTTATCAATAAGAGAACGCCATGCTCGTAAACTAGGATATACTTGGTCAATTACGGATACAACAGAAAATCCGGCCAGTGCAAACAATTTGATACGTAGTAAGTACAAAATAATTGAGCCTTCTTCTCCTTGGGGGTTGAACGAGCAAACTATATACTGGACAAAATGCCTTATAAAGACCCCGAAGTAAGAAGAATAAAAGCTAGAGAGTATGGTAAAAAGTGGTATCAAAAAAATAAAATTACTCATAAACTAAACACTTATAAAAATAAAAAGAAGTACAAAAAACAATGGGATGAATTTAAAGCATCTCAAAAATGTTCCCATTGTGGTATGCAACACCCTGCTGTTATAGATTTCCATCACGTAGTAAGAAGTAAAGACAACCCAAAAGTTAATCAGTTGATTAAAAACAAAAGGTACCGAGCCGCCATGGAAGAAGTTAGTAGATGCGTTCCTCTCTGTGCAAACTGTCATAGAATACTTCATTGGGATGAAGAAGTAATTAAAAAACAAAAAAGAACACGAAAGAGAAAATTAAAAAAATCAAAATTACTCTCCAAGTCCCTTAAGTCCTAACCTATTTCTACGCTCATCATCTTCTTCAAAATGCAGTAACATACACTCCTGTCTTAGTCTCTCATCTGTCCATTCGTATTGTGCTTTTGTAACTTGTTTACCATCTTCGTATCCTATTTTATAAGCAGTCTCCCACATTGATTTCATGTGATCTATGTTTTCTACAGTTGCAAAATAAGTTAAAATTGCACCTAATAAAACACAAGCTAGTTTATCCATACCGTACCTCTCCTTTCCATGGCAAACCTTGGCATAACGCACCTCGCCACACCACAGGGTGATTCGTTATCATATGGGGCACGAAACCAGTTCCTATCACGGCTTGCGGTTCCCATCCCCTCTTATCGTAAAACCCAGCATGTCAAGTTTCAAGTCTTCTCTAAACTTCTTGTAGTATTTTTGTCTCCATCGTTTCAGTGCCCAAGACACAAACATTTTCTCAACTTTAGTCAAAGCCATATTGTCTAAATCTCCTCTTAAAGTACCATCTTCATTACCGAAATATTCTACGAGATATCCACACTCGTAAAGAAGGAAAAGTTCCTTACATATAATTATTTTAAAAAGTGGCTCCAACATACTTTATTGACCCCACCAAATAACAAAAGTTCAAAAAAGAGGTTGTATAAAGTTCAAAAAGTAACAGTGTTACTTTTCTAAATCATCTAGGATTTTTTCTAGTTCAGATAGATCGCCACTGACTACGATCCCGTAGCCGCCACAGTTCTGTATATCTGTAAGGTTCTTTTGTTGTAAGGCTGTAACTCTATTGCCAGCAGCGGGAGCCTTGCACTCCACACCTATAAACTTACCCTTGTAACAACAAACAATATCGGGGACACCAGCGGAACCAAATCCAGAAGCAACTGGATAGAACCAATAGCATCCCCGACTCTTAAGTAATTTAACTACTTTCTGTTTTACCTTCTTCTCTGGGGTCATCAAAATCAGAGCCAATCAGTATGTAAGTCTCGGCACGATCATCATCGCCATTTTGCAATTGTCCTAGACCATTTACTGAACTGTAGTCTCCGTGTTCTCCATCTCGAGTAATGTCAAGTACACTCATCTTACCAGAAATACTTTCTGGTAGGCTCTCACGATTAGGATATTCCTGCCATAAGTAAGAATATACTCGCCCATCTTGTGTGTCTGCCTTATCAGCAAATCTACGAATCACTCGATACTTACCTTGATGGTTTTTAGCCACATACACTTGTTGCCCAAGATAAGACTGCACTTTAAGCACAGCATTTTTTTGATCTGTAAGGACATTTCGACAAGCCGTTCTCAACTTCTCAAGATCGGTACTGACATGCAAACCCATGATAAGTTTAACCAGATGTTCACAAGGGTGTTTACGTGTTTGACCCGCCAGAGCAGTATATGTAGAAATAGAATTTCTATCTTCTTCATCCCTATTAGCCCCTCTAGCTAGACCCTTGATAATTTTTTCAGTTTTACCGATAACATCTGCACAGTTAGCTTTTTCATCCCAAAGATCATAGGCACTTTCTTCTTTGGTAAATGGTATTTCTCTAAGCATGTTATCAATATGTCTCAACTGATTTAGACCTTCTACTTTCCATACAGCAGATGGAGGGTTCGCTAGTTCTGCAACAAACCTAGAGTCAGTCCAATGATTACCAATTTGATTTTGTATAAGACGTACTTCGTTAAACTTCTTAGGGGTCATCGGAAACGTAGTATATCGTTCATTATTATTAAGACACCAAGCAATCATAGAGGGCAACATACTGGAACTGTACAAGTAACGACCAAACTGAACAGCCTTCTTGTATAAAGATGTTCTGACAGCATGTTCAGGCGATTTGTACGCAAGCTTGTACGGAGTTTTAACTTCTATTTGATGAATCACTCTTCCTATCTGACTCTCCTTTACTTTACCTTCTTCTGGGTCAGTTTTCGTGTGCATCTTGAATGAATCACACTCAGCAATCTCACTATTAAAGTCAATTACTTTAAACTGACAAGGATTCCAATACCTAGCAGAGTTAGGTTCAGGTAGCCAATCAGGAACAGCTTTTGGTTTAACAGCGTTACTACCCGCTCCCACTGTGAACATAATTTCAAAATCTTTAGATGGGTTGTATAGCAAACCTTCCAGAAAACCCAATGCGAGTCTTACCTTTACCTTAAGTTCTTTGTAATAAACCTGATGTGTAAGAACGTGGTCAGTGAGTTTAACATTGTCATCAAAAGCATTTAAACACGAATCCGCATGAGTTTGGATTCGCCGCAACCATTCTATGTGTTGCTTTACTGTGTGATAATTATTTCTAGTACTCATATCTTCTCCTATCAAAAAAGTAACAGTGTTACTATTTATATTCTTTTACTGTCCCTAAAATTTCATCTTGTCAAGTATGCTGTCTACCTTTGCAGTTACATCTTCACGCACTAAGACACTATCACGTAACTCATCAACTGTTAGACCGGAGATAGCAGACTCAAGTTCCTTCCTTCTCTGTTCTAGTTCAGGGTCATTCGTTACGTTCATGTTGGTAAGAAGTTCACACAACTCTCTCGCATTGATTAACATCGTGTCCCGAAAGATCTTCTTCTTACCATCACCAGCCACAACAAGACTTTCCTTAATGTGTAACAACTTATCATGTAAGCGTTTCCATAAATCAGCCATAGCTCCTTCAAGAGTCATCTTGAACATAATGTCGTAATTAGCCTGTAGCTGTTCTCTGATTTCATTCGGCACATCTACACGAAAGTCGCCTGACTGTGGTAGTGGAAAGTAATTTACACCAAAATGAAACTTATCTTCCAATTGTTCTACCGTTGCATAATCATCACGATTGAATAAATCGCCACTGGCAAACGACTGCTTGTTAATTAAGTCTGGATACAAGTTGAGTAGTTCACGTTTAAGTCTGTAAAACTCATCTTTGAAACCATTCAACTGTTCTACATAAGGTAGATACTGTTGGATAGTAACCAAACGCAACCCACTATCTGACCAAGGTATCGTATGTTTGTAGTGCCAATTGCGAGCCTGACCCTCTAGCTTTTTGATTTTCTCTAGCGGTTCACACTTTGTGAGCAAGTTTTTCTTAGCTTCAACAACTCCATCTGCTGCTTTCTTGTTAGATGCAACCTCATCTGATAATGTCTTATCAGTCTTTTTGAATTTGTATACACCAATACTAAGTTCAACAAGCATTGCTCTCTCAGTGATTTGAGGTATATCTACGTTTACTTCCGAATGATTCAATGTTTCCATTACCTTCTCCTTTTAGGTTTATTAAGTTTAATTACACTGCCAAAGTTATTCATAGATGATTCAATCGTCCCATTTGACACCACGATAAATATCGTAGGTATCGAACACCATTTGTTAATTGTTCCGACTTCGCCATCAGTTATCACAATAAGTACATTGGGTTGCAACCCTTTCGCTTTGATAAATCTAGGCACTGTTTCGATGTCAGTGCCCCCGCCGCCGAGAGGTTTAGTAGTATGTTTAAAGTCCTTTACATGTTCGCCCTCGTATACTTCGTGATACACATCACAATCCCAGTACATTATGTCCACTCGATTGATGTTTAAAGACTCTGCAATCTTCGATGTCTCTGTCAACGCTTCGGTTGTTTCAATCCAACCCATTGAACCTGACAAGTCAATCGCAATACCGAGTGAAGGTAAAGCTTCGCCAACGTAACTAGGCATGATAATTTCTTCTGACAAGAATCTACGATTTGGTTTACGAAACGAACTATCATTTCTATCTGGACACAAAGCTGTCATGTAATCTTGCAACAAAGCATAAGGGTCTAGTTTAGGTTCAAATAGTTCATTAAATATTTGCTCCTCGCCAGATGATTGATTACCTATACCTTTGCTAGACTGAGCCGCAACAAGCACATCGCCTTGTCGATTACGTTGATCTACTTGCTTTAAGACTTCAACAGTTCCTTCTGCGTCAAGTTGCTCCACGCTATCCCAACCATGAACATCCCAACCTTCTCCATGTTCCTGACCTTGTTCTCGCTCTTCATAGATTATGTCAAAGACTTCTCTCGTATTCATACCTCTGAATCGCTCATCAATTACACCTTGAACAATGCCTGTAGGAAACTTACAGATAACTTCATCAGGGTCGTAATCTCTTAGTTGAAGATTGATTACATAGTCCATCGCAATGTTAGTCGTTGTTCTACATATCTCATCAAGTTCTTTCCATATGAAGAAGTGTTTAAATGCACAATGCCACGCTTCATGTAGTAAGACAAAAGCAAGTTCTTTTTGGTCTAGTAATTTAACGAACCCTGTAGAAATACTGATATTCAATCCATCAGCAAAAGCAATTGGGTTATCATCTTCAATAACATCGACATTACACAGATAGCCGCCCATACGCATAAACTTAATGTGAGTAACTATGGTAACTACAACACGCTCGACTCGTTGTTTCGGAGTCAAACCTACTGGTATGTTCTTACTCTCCTGTGCCGCAATCAAATCTTGAATTGATTTTGGCAGTGAAGTAACGCTCGGTATTACACTCATATTTATATCCTTTCAAAAAGTAACACTGTTACTATTTAACTGTTTTAGAGAAGAGATAGTTGTTCTCTTGTGCCCAATCAATGAAAGCTTTGCAAGCCATAGAGTTCTTGTTATTAGACTTCTGCAAAACTTTAGCGAACATACCTTGCTTCTCTTTTGCCATGCGGGTGAGATACTCCAACCACTTAGGCATAGTAGAAGATGTTACTGCGTGAATAGCTTTGTGAAGAGTGATGATGTCTGCCACAGGGTCTTCGTGCATTTCGATTGTAGCTGGATTCGCAATGATAGCTTCCCATGTAGGTAACTTATCATCTAGTTCGATAAACGCATTAAGTTCCATAGCCGCAGACTGACCGATCAAACCACAAAGACCCGCAAGAGTTTTAGTAGCACCAACCTCTTTTCTATGATCGAGTAGTTCGCAAGCCATCATCATTGAACGTGGACTCAAGAAGTGTTTAACAATACCTTCTGGTGGGTTGAAAATCTTTGTGTTCTTAGATTGACCCGAATCAGTGTACTCTGTCATGTTGTCTGGGTGTTGCCTGATGTATGCAATACCAATGGCATTTGCATTATTTTTCACAGCATAGTCAACCCACTTTTCTACAGATGGACACCTGAAATACAAAGTAGAGAAACGATTGAATACGTGAGATTTGATAGAGTCGCCCAAGTTTAGATTTGGGTTGTTACCAGTACAAAGCACCATTGACCCCTTCTGCAAATGCAAATCACCGATTCGCTTTTCTAGCACAAGTGGTAACAACATATTCTGTACTGCTTGAGTAGCCTTTGTAATCTCGTCAAGGGCAACAATCAGTGGTTTCTTTAGATGAAACTTGAACTGAGCATTTGGCATGTAACGAGTACATCTGTTCTCTTTGTCAATCCAAGGCATAAGTAGATCGCCAAGGTCAATGTTTGCACAATCAATCATAGCGACTTCATGTGTTGGGTTCTTTTCTTTTAGACCATGAACAACTGAGGTCTTTCCAACCCCGGGCTTACCAAACAGCATGTATGTTATGCCATTACTTTTATCAGTCTTTTTACCGCTGTGGTGGATAAGATCAACTGCTCCGTCATAATCAACTACCTGAAATGTATCAGACATACTCAATCTCCTGTAAAGATGTTAGTGGTTAAGATGAAAATAAAAAAAGTAACAGTGTTACTTTTAGAGGTGTGAGGGATAAGCAAACATAGGAGTTCGTTGCACACCATGAAATGCAACGAGTTGTTGACACACTTATCCCTCACTATAGTTAGACGTGATTTTGCCTATAAAGTTCCCTAGCCTTGTTTCACGTCAAAATTCACGATAGAGAATCTACCAAAGGTAGGACGAAAATCTCCCACACCTACAAGTCTACCCGCTGTGTCCAAAACCTTTTTGAACAAAACAATATCTATATATTCGGGAGTTAATACTTGCAGTATGAGTGATGCTTTCCACCCAGAGCGAATAGCGGGTCTAACTCTACTGATACTATTTCTCTGAATGGTAACTCTACGCTTGTCCAAATAATCTGGCTCTTTCACACCGAGAGATGCCAAATCAGTAATCGATACAACACCCGCCTTGAACAAATCCATAGCAGACTTACGAGGGGAGCGTGGGTCTTTCTCAAACTTAGCCGCATGAATGATAGCTTGTCTAAGATACTCACAAGGTAATGAGATATTACCCTTCTCATCTTTCCAGAGATACGCATCTATATTGTCAGTCTTTTTTGCCGCTGAGTTTTTAGAAGCGTTTGCTTTCTCTTCAACATCTTCACACGACCATCTGTGAAACAACAAATCAGAAGTGCCTTGAATAGTCAAATGCACCGCATACGGAACACTCATATCGATTGAGTGCTTACCATCATTTGATGGTTTAGATACTGCCACAAGTTTAGCCTTCGCCATATTTCTCTCCTTCAAGAATAATTACTTTATTGTTAATTTTTACTGCTACTACATGGTCGCCGTTTGATTCATACTTATCGGCAATCATCTTTGCATATTCGACATCATCGATGAAGAATCGTTCCTCAGCATCTAAAAAAGAAATTGTCCGTCTACCATCTTCCCTAGACCAACAATCAACCTCTATCTTTTTTAACTTATCACGCTTGTCCCTGAGATCATCGGGGGACAAATTATTACTATGTATTATCTTCATGTCTCCTCCTTTCCGAATTGTCCCCTTTAACTACACCCTTACAAAGAAGGTAAATCATGTCTAGCAAGTCGCCATCACTAAGCACAAGTTCGCCATTGGCATCTTCCTCTTGATTACCTATCAAGTCCAGTATCTCCATAGCTAAATCTTTTTTGTCGCTCATATCTCCTCCTAAAAAAATAACAGTGTTACTTTTTGAAACAAAGCTTACCGCACCAAACCAAAACACAGCAAACCTAACCGAACCTAACCTACGGCGAACCGCACCATACACCACCGCATCATGCAACACCGCACCTTACCGCACCACATTTTGATCGATGCC